AGATCGCGATGGCGCGAAAATAGTTTATCTAACGAGGGAATAATCAAAGGCGTTGCCAGATTTTCAGCCGTTGCTAAACGCACGCTGCCAGCGACTTGCCCTTGCGATTGCGCCGCTTGGCTTAAAAGATCGCCGGCATTCTCCAACGCCTCAGCACGTGCGAGCAGCGCTTGCCCATCATCTGTCAAGCGGTAGCCGCTTTGATGACGGCTAAATAACGGCACGGCTAGCGCTGCTTCCAGGCGATCCAGCCGGCGTGACACAGTGGCAACCCCCATTTCAAGCGCCGCCGCCGCGCCGCTTAATGTGCCATGGCGGGCAATACTCAAAAAAATACGCACATCATCCCAATATAAAACTGGCTTCATAGGATTTCCTATATTGGAAAATAATCTTCCAATATTTACTCTACGACAAACAAATTTGGAAGATTATAATTCAGTGACCTTAATAGGAGTTAAGTACAAT